CAGCTCGTCTCCAATACGGGCCGGCCGCACGTCCGTCGTGCCGTAGACGCTCTGGTCCTTCGCCTGCACGTTCGTGGGCGTGAGCGGCTTCTCCACGCCGCCGGCCAGCGTCCATTCTGTGCCCAGCGTCAGCGCCAGCAGCGCGCGCACGCTGGCGAGATGCTGGATGCCATTGCTCTCGCCGTCCAGCGCGTAGAAGAAGGCATCGGTGTCCAAGTCGCCGATGGTGAAATCGAAGTACAGGCCAGTGCGGCTGCCCCAGCATCCATTCGGATCGCGCTCCGTGCCGCCAAACACCAGGCGCTGCTGGTTGATGGCCACCGCCTTGGGGTATCCATACTGCGCACCCCACACGCTTTGCTCGAGCGACCAGGCGCCAGCGGGCGCCTCCACGTCCGAATCCAGGTCAGCACGCACGACACCACGAACGGTTCGCGCGTCGACGTACTCGGTGATCAGGACCAGGCCGCGGTTGATGCGCAGGTACTGCCCCACATCGCCCGGCCGGAATCCGTCGTAGCCGGTGGTCACCGATCCGGGGATCATCTGCGCGGTGCCCAGCACCGTGGGCGGCGACGGCGAGCCGGGGACGTCATATTCGAACTGGTTGGGGTCCACGACCGTGATGGTTTCCTGCTGGTTGTAATCGACGGGGTCGCAATCCTCGACCCGAACGAGGTTTCCTGAGCTGTAGCCATGCGCCGGCACGGTCGCCCGCGCCACCGTCGGGGCCTGCAGCACAAGGTTGGTGATCGTCTTCTTGGGCTGCGGTGTGCCCGGCGTCGTGGTGGACTGCATCGTGATGGAAATCGTCTTGCCGACGGTCCCTTTTTCCGAAGGTTTGACGGGAGCCTGCGGCGAACCGGCGAGGATCCAGTCGCCGGCGCCCACCACCGTGGACAGGAACTCGGATTCGACATCCACCACGACGTTCTGGGTGTCGATGAACCCGGTGATGTTGGCGATGCCGGGGCCGGCGATGATCTGGCGTCCCACATCGCTATTCAAGAATGCGGGAGACGGCGTGCTGACCGTACGTGCGGGGCCGATCGTGGGGTCGCTGATTGTCATCTGAAACAGATGGGAAATTCCGATCTCGGCGAATGGCAGCACAGAAAACGGCACCGCGCGCAGGCGCCAGTTCGTCTCCGTCAGGCGCTGCAGCATCTGCGGCGGAACCTGCGGATGCGTGAAGAACATCGTGTTGTCCTTCTGGGCGTATCGCAGTTCCCAGACCGCGGCCACAGACCAGGGGGTGGCAATTTCATAGGGAACGGAGCCGATGACGATCTGGCCGGCGCTGGCCCTGAAGACGCGCATGTAGAAATTCCCCAGCTCCAGGACATAAGAAACGTCCCGGCTGACGACGAAAGGTACCGAGCGCGTCCGGTCCGCTTCGTTTTTCACGGGCTTGATCATGCGCGTGCCGGGTGTGCGCTCGGCCCCCCCGTACACGTTCACGATGACATTGCGCAGGGCCTCGGCGCCGTTCTGGTAGCGTGCGATATCGACGCGGCCCCGCACCTTCGGGGAGATCTCGCCGGCCGTGAAATTGGTTTGGATGGTGCTGATGCGCGGCATGCCGTCCCCCTCAGAACCGAGCCATGGTCAGGGGCGAATCGCCGAACTCTTCCGGCGGCTGGTCTTGGCCGTCGATGGCCTTTGCCACCTTCAGCTTGAACTGCCCCTCCTGGTTGAGGCTGTCGCGCAGCGTCGTGGACGACGTCACCGGATAGGCCATGGCGCCAGCCATGAGGATCTCTGCCGCCTCGACCATGGAATCGTCCCAAGTGCCCGGATTGCTGTTCTCCCAGATGTAGACCAGCGGCAGCGCGTTCACGCACGCCAGAATCCGGCGGCCCTCCTGCTGGTACGTCAGCGGGCAGTTCCGGCGCCCAACCTGCACGGTCTTGAGCCAGTCCATGGGCAGGTTGAACTGATAGCCATAGTCGAAGGCCGGAATCTCCACCAGCGGGGCCAGGATCACGCGCTTGGTCGCGCAGTTCCACGGGTGGGCGCGCAGCACCATGTTGCGCACCGTCGGCCAGATGTTGGCGCAGCGCCCCGCGAAGCGCGAGTTCTCCTGGAAACTGGCGATCGGGTCAGCACCGAGCCGCTGAAGCGCATTGGAGCAGATGGATATTTCGCTGGCGGTAGACATTCAGGCACCTGAAATGAAAAAGCCGGGGGACAAGCCCCCGGCAACGTCCCGCTGGAACCCAGGGGATGACCACGGATACGGTCAGTCGGTCACATACGGAATTTCGAAGCGGATTTGCTGGTTGGCCGCCAGCACAGCACCCAGCACCGTCGCATACACCTCCACGTCCGCCGGCGTGATGTAGTCGGCCGCGGCCGCCACCAGTACGCCAGTGTCCGCGTCGATCTTGCCGGCCGCCGAGATATCGACGCCGTCGGCCACACCGTCTGCGTCGATGACGACCTTGGTGCTGGCATTGCGGATGCCGATGTCGACGGTTGAAGACGCCGTGCCGGTACCGCCCACCGACAGCACGCCGCCGGTCAGGAAGCGGCTGTTCACCGGCACCACGCCCAGCAGGATCGTGTCGTTGATGGCATACGCGGCGTGGGTAGCCGGCAGGGTCGCCACCAGCACACGCTGGCGGCCGTGGGATTCGGCGGGGAGCAGCTTCTTGCGGTCCGCCACCTTTTGCGCTTGCACGCTGTTCACTTCAGCCATGGTGTTCTCCAGGAATTTCGATCAGGGGATCGAGGGTTAGAAGGTGAAGTCGATGGCGACGACCTTCTCTTCCTCGACGCGGACGGCGCCATGGGACGCGCCCATGTCCACCTGCATGAGGTTCTTCTTGTCCTTGCGCCGGCCCGCCGTGCCTTCCACGTAGCCGGAACCGAAATGGATGGCGCTCTTGGCCCAGGCCACGGTGCGCGCGGTGTTGCCGCCCGTGATCTGCACCGCTTCGTACGGCTTCCAGCGGAAGCCCATCCAGTTGCCCGAGACGTCGCCGTCCTGGAGCATCTTCACGGCCAGGAAGTCGGCGCTGGTGAGCGTCGTGTCCGCCAGGATGTCTTCCAGCATTTCGGCGGTGTACGTGATGTACAGCTCTTCGCCGTTGTGCGAGTCGGCCTCGTTCTTGCGGAACATCTTGCGCGCCGTCAGCAGCTTGCCCTTGGTGAAGCCCGTGCCGCTGGCGGTGATGATCTGGCCAGCCGGCAATGCGATCTGGGCGCCGTCCTTGGTCTGAGCGTTTCCGATCAGCGCGTTGTAGATGATCGAGTCCTTGCGGCGATTGTGGGCCGCCACCAGGGACGACATGTAGCTGCCGTTCAGGGGGTTGGCCAGCACCTTGGGCTCGTCGTTGCGGTCGACAGGCAGCGCCTGGAAGAAATCGCGCATCAGCGCGACGCGCGTGCTGTGGGTGGCCTCGGAGAAGACGGTGTCGCCGTGACGGACGGTGTTCTCGGGCATGTCATCGAGCGGCGCCAGGCGGTTGGCCGTGAAGGATTCGCCGGTGATCGTGCCGCGGTCGGTGACGCAGCCAGCGAAGCGGGAATCCAGTTGCTGGGCCTGCAGGCGGATGGTCGTGTCCCACTGGATCACGAACGCTTGGGTAATGGTGTTCGACATGGACAACTCCAAACGGATTGATCGGTTCAATTCGCCTGGCGGGGTGTCCCTGGGGGGGCCCGCATAAGTCGCCCACTGCTGCCGGCTACCGCACCACTGGGAGGGCTCTTACCGGGTGTCCGCGTGCCATGCGGGCCGGTGAATGCCCGCAATGGTCACGCTGTGGGGGTGCCGAAATCTCGGCAATTTGAAGAGCGGCTAGGCCACGACTTCCTTGCCGTGCTTGCGCTCGAAGTAGGTACGCACGCGCTCGCTGACCTTTGCATGGTCCGGATGGCGCGGGTTCTTGTAGGCGTCCGACAGAATCAACTGCTGGACGTCGTCTTCGCCGAAGGCGCGGAACGACGTCTTGCCCGGGCCGGCATCTTCCTGGAACTCGGAGCCGATGGCGGACATCAGGCGCAGGAAGGTGGGGTTGTTGCCCAGGCCGGCCTGCTCGATCTCTTTCATCGTCACGCCCGCGCGCTCGGCGGCCGCAGCGGCGCCCGCATGGGCCAGCCCCGCCTGGCGCTTGAACCCCTGTTCGTCCTTGCCCCAGACCTTCTGCAGTTGCTCGGTGGCCTGCTGCTGGTCCAACGCCTGGAAACCCTGCGCCATCTTCTGGGCGCCCTCGAAGTGGTGCTTCATGACCACGTCCAGTTGTGCCTGCGTCAAGCCGGCTTTGTGCGCGTCAGCCAGGAAGGCCTGCATGGCCGGATCATCCCCGGCCTGGTAGTCGGCCATCGCCTCCGGCGGCTGCACCTTGTATTCGCCCACATCCTTCGGCGGAACGTCGCCCGTCCCCAGGCGCTTTTCCAGATGTCCATGGGCGTCGGCGAGCTTTCGTGCCGAGGCTTCCAGGTCGAAATCCCCGCCCTCCTTCGTCACGCGGTATTTCTCGGGGATGAATTCCTGCGGAAGGGGATCAGCACCGCCCTCTCCCTGCTTCAGGAGGGAACCGGCCGCAGGCGCGGCGCCATCACCTCCCGCGGTGGCAGGGGCGTCAGCACCACCTGCGGGCGCGCCGTCATTGCCGCCGGAGCCATCGGCCCCGGTGCCGCCACCAGCGCCGCCACCATCCTCGCCAGCTTCCTGCATGACGCGATGCATCAGTCCACGAATCCACATTGATCACTCTCCTGGTTCGGCGTTTACGTCGGGCACGCCGTTGGCCCGATTGATCTGCGCCGTGATGAAGTCCAGCACCAGGCGCATGCCGCCGCGCTCGTAGGTCTTGAGGACCGCATCGATGCCGCCGCTGTTCACCTGGGGCCGCGCAAACCGCTGGATCAGGTCCTCCAGCACCGCGGCGCCGCGCCGGTCATCCTCGAAAATTTCCTTGTAGACGCTGGGTTCTACGGTCATTGCTGTGCCATCCGTTGAATGCCGGCGCTTGCCGCTTCCATGCCGATCTGCTGCTGCATGGCCTGCTGCTGGGCCTGCTGTTCCTGCTCGGCGCGAATGCGGCGGATCTCGGCCACGTCATCCGCGTTGCGCACGATCTTGGCGGGAACGCCGCGGCCGTCAGCCGCGATCCGCATGCCCTCGTCCACGTCATAGTTGTCCCACACCGTGGGATCGCCCTTGGCGGCCGCCAGTTGCGCCGCCGCGGCGAAGGTGCCCTCGATAGCGCTGACCTCTTCCAGCTTCTGGCTCTTGGCCATCGGCGACAGGTAGACGATGCTGTAGGGGCGGCCGGCCAGGGACTGCGGT